GTCAAATGGTGTTTTTATTAGGCCTTTTAAGAAAGCTTTGAGTGGTTATGGTATGCACAGTGAAAATATGATTAATGATGTGAATGTTAGTATAGTTGAGAACTGTGTTTGGAGTAAGATTAGTAACGTGAAAAAGCCTGGTTTGCGGCGAACCCTTACTAATGAGGAAATTTTGAATGGATATTTAAATGATAGTGAATATGATATGAATAAGACTGACAAGGATACTGCGTGTGGTGTTGTTCTTGATGCTGTGAAGAAGATTTTAAATATCAAAGGTAAAGGTAAGACTTGGTTCTTAACGAAGAAGGATGATGGTACTTATGATTTGAGTAACAAGTATCTAAAGGGTGTCTTGGATTGTGTAGATGCTTTGGATATTGAGTTGAGTACCGGACGAATTTTGAATGTCGTTAAGATTGCAGGTAAAGCGGAGCTTAAGAAATACACTGATGTAAAGGAAGGAAAAATGAGATTGTTTTTTGTACATGATTATACTACAATTCATTTAAGTAAGAAGTATTTCGGAGCGTTCGCTTTATGGTTAATGGAGAATAACGTAGATAACAATATTGCGTTAGGTCTTCATACTGATTGTAAAGATTGGGCTAGGTTATATGATAAGCTCAAGAGTAAAGGCAATCAGGGTGATTGCACAGATGGGAAAGGTTTTGATAAAAAACAGATGTTGCGTATTATTAATAGTACGCGTTTTATGATGAATCAATATTATAATGATTTTGGTTCTGAAGACTACGAGAGGCGTAATAATCTGTTTGATTCCATTTTTAAACCTATCTTTGTGTGTAATTCAGAAGAGGAAGCCGTTTTCTTCTTTATGTATGCTGCAAATGTGAGTGGTAATTTCCTCACTGCTGTAGTTAATTCTATTACAAATCTCATGCACCAATATATTTGTGGTATTGATGTTAAGTTGCGCTTGTGTGAAAAGCGTTTCAATACTGCGACTGCTAATGAAGTATACAGTATGTTTAGTTGTGTATATGATGGTATGTTTCCGGTGGTTTATGGTGATGATATCATGCGTGTTGTGATAGATAGTGACCTGTCGCCTTTGGAGATGGCGTGGTCTATGATGAATATTTTTAATATTGAACTGACTGATCCTTTTAAAGGTGATAAGTTGGAGTTAGTTGATATTGAACATATGATTTTCCTTGGTCGTTATACAAGATTTTTAGAAACAGATGATGGTATATATGTTGTTCCAGTTTTAAATTTATCGAGTATAATGGCTAGTATATCTTGGGATAAAGGTGAAACCGATGATCGTATTTTGCAAGATAAGTGTCAACAAGCTTTAGTGCAATATGCTGGTCATGGTTATGATATTTTTAACAAGTATAGAAATGCTATTAATGAGTCTTTGGTGACTATGGGTAGAAGTGTGCCTTTGGTTACAGATTTTGATACTTGTTTGACTTTGCTTCTTGGTGCTGACTCTCTGCCTAAAGGTTATCATGGGTTTGAGAGAAAAGAGTACCATAAGCAGTCTAGTGTTAAGGAAACTAGGTTAGATGGCAAAGTTACGGAAGTTGTGGATGATAGTTTAAAACCAACTTCGACTACACAGGTGGTGAAAACGACCTTTGTAGAGGCTGCTTCAATTGTTGGTTTGCCTTTGATGAGCAGTAGAATGTTATCGACTACTGCAATGCAACATGACAGTTTAAAAGAATTTCTTGGGTCTGATAAACTGTTGAGTACCTTTCAATATACTACATCGAATACTTATGCTCAGAATTTATATAATGTAGATATTGGTACGTTGTTGGCTAGTGTTACTGAATGGGCTGACAAATTGCTGGGTGTAGGTTATTTTAAAGGTACTTTTTGTGTACGTGTTGTTGTTAAT